GGATTTGCTTTTTCCCAATTTTTAGAATCTTCCCAGTCATCGTCCTCATCTAAATTGTGAATCATTATCCATAAATGGTGATCGATATTTCGGCCTTTTAATACTTCAATTACTGAATCTTCATAATTTTTACATACGGATGCAATATTAGTTCCTGCAGTAGTAATGTGATACGTTATTGGTTGACGGCGCTGTACTGATGAAGATTCTAAATTTTCTTTTACGCCATCGTCTTTGTGCGCGTGGTATTCATCAATTATTGCCACGTGCGCATTGATACCATCTTGCGTTTTACTATCGCCACCAAGCGGTCGCATTCTCGACTTTGTAGGTGTGAAGCCTACAATTTTTTGTTGTGTGTAGAATCCTAATTTTGCAAGGCCTTTATTTGCTACTGGAGAATTTATAAAAGAGGCGGCTTGCTCCCAGCAAATTTTTGCCTGATCTTCTTTTGTGGCTCCAATATAAATTTCGGCTTCCATTTCCATATCAAAGGACATACAGTATAATCCTAAACCAGCCATTTCTGCAGATTTTCCGTTTTTCTTTGCGCGTTTATCGTAAACGGTATTTATACGGCGATTGCCTTTTGCATCTTTCCAACCAAAAATATTGTAGATTGTAAATTGCTGAAAAGGAGCTAAAATAAATGGTTGCCCTTGCATTTTTCCTTTTGTATGATTAAGAAATGTAGGGAAGAAATTTACAGCTCGCATACCGGATTCGTGGTCCAATGTAAAACCATCTTTTTCGGCATTTTCTATCCAGGCATAAAAACGCTGCACGGCATCTTTTATAAGTTGACCTGTATGCAATTTTCCTGAAAGTACGTTTTGCGCGTACTGAAATGGTATAGAATTAAGCTGGTTTTTGGTTGGTTTCATATTTATTAAGTAAATTCTAAATGCTCTCCGTTTTTACATATTTTTGTTCTGAAAGGGAACTTATCTTTTGGTACTTTATCTATAGTTTGTATTAAATATTTTCCGCCAGTAAAAATCACTCTAGGCTCTTCACGATACTCAATTTGCAAATCCAGCCTGTCCCCTTTACCATCAAATTTTGACGGCACTACTTTGTAATCTAATACAATAATTTCCTTATCAAGTATTTTCTGCGTGGTGATTTTTTCACCAATAAAATTCGTTATCACAGGTTTTATATCGAAATCTTTAAAATTGTTCATTTGTAATTAGTTTTTTTAATAGATGTTTTGAATCGCAATGCTTAGCCCAACCATAGTAAGAGGCAATTGTTGCTTTATTTTTAGTTTTACATATTGCTCTTGCAAATCGTTTTTTGATAGACTTTCTAAGCATTGTATGTGAATGATAGAACACATATCCAACAAAATCAATTCCACGAGACTCAACAGGAAACACCTGATAATTATTTTTTACTTGAAGCTTTAAATTGTCGTTTAAATACTGTTTAATTTGAAATAAAATTTGATGTAAATCCGCTTTGTTGTTTGATAGAATTACAATGTCATCAGCGTATCTGAAATAATACTTAACCTGCATTGTTTCTTTAATCCAATGGTCGAAATAAGTAAGATAAAAATTAGCTAAATATTGACTTAAGTAGTTTCCTATAGGTAATCCATCGGCACTATCAATAATTTCATCCATCAACCAAAGTAAATCTTGGTCTTTAAATTTTTTGCGTAATAATTGTTTAAGTATTTTGTGGTCAATATTTGGATAGAATTTTACAATATCCAACTTCAAGCAATATTTTGTATTCACTACATCCTTTAGCGATTTCTTCAAACTATTAGCTGCTCCATGAATACCTCTCCTTTTAATACAGCTATACGTATCAGATGTGAATAGTTTTGTAAAAATTGGTTCTAAAACATTCATTACTGCATGATGAGTAATACGGTCTGGAAAATAAGGAAGTCGAAATACTATTCTTTCTTTTGGTTCAAATATTTTGAAAGTAGTATATTCAGATGTTTTATATTTTTTTTCAATTAACATTTTATGAAGTTCAGCTATATTTTTTTCTGGACTTTTATCAAAAACCTTAATACCATATTGATTTGCTTTTCCTTTTCTAGCTTTACTATTAGCAAGCATCAGATTATCAACTGAAATTATTTTATCATAAATATTATTTACTTTTTTCATTCCTTTGCTTTTTTAGCTCACTTTCATTTTCATTACTAGCGAGCTTATTAAAAGTGTATTTTTTTGCTATGTGAGCAAGGTCTGTGGTGTTTTATTTTTTTTGCTCAGGTGAGAGCTGACATTCGAATTCGTATTCCAATTATCGTAGTCGTTGTACGAAAAACTGACGCCTGAAGAAGAACTACAGCAACTACACCACACAACCTTTATTTTTAACCTTTTACAAAGTATGTTTTATACAATTCTTGAAATTGTTTTCCAACATACTCAGCCTTTTCTCTGTTTTCAAAGCAAAGGCGAGAGCCGACAGCCGAAACCGTAAGCCAAGTACCGTAGTAGTCGCACGAAAAACCGACGCCCGAAGAAGAACCCATTTCAAACCAAGGATAATATTTCCAATTTCCATCAGTCCAATCTGGAATCCAATCACCATTTATAGCTTTTGCTATGATGATAAGTTTTGCGTGTGCTTTCATTGCTTCCTGCTCTTCTACAGGAAATAATGAAAAGTTTGGAATTACTTTTTTTGCATCAAGGTTTAAAACCTTACAAGCATCTTCAAATGTTTTAATTTTTGTGTACATAGTATTATAATTAAATTGTGAATAATGGTTTATAAATTTCCTGCTCAAATAGTTTACCTGCGTATTTTGCTAAATCAGCAGTTTTGAAGCAAAGGCGAGAGCCGACATACGAATACGTAAACCAAGCATCGCAGTCGCCGAACGAAAAACCGACGCCCGAAGAAGAACCCATTTCAAACCAAGGATAATATTTGTATTGGTTTGATTCATTCCAATCCGGAACCCAACCTTCATTGAATGCTAGACATACTAATTTTGCCATTCTGTAAGCAATTTCGTCAGGCTCTAATCCTTTACAAGATTTTTCAAATTCTTCTCTAGAAATACCGTTTTCTAGAAGCACATCATCAAAGCATTTGATTCTGTCTTTTATGTCTTTTAAGAAAATATTCTTACCAAATAAATTTTCTAATAACAATTTGCCTTTTGGTGTAGCTTCTTCATAAGCACTTACAGCGTTTTCTTTTTTGATTTGTAATGTTTCCATTTTTTTTAATTTAAAAGTTAATAATGTTTTGGTATTCGGATATTAAATATTGATTGCTCTGTATTTTTAGACTTTATTGTTAAATAATCTTCTCAAAAAATAGGACCTGGCGAAAGAGACTACAAAAAATATGAAAGTTATTTCAAGGTTCGTGGTGTGGCTTATTTTAATGCCGTACATAGGATAAACAATTAATTGCACCAGGAAACTAACTGCTAATCCAACAATAGTATTTGCTATGGTTTCGTAAATGCTATGTTTTTTACTTTGTTTTTTCATTTTTAATTTGTTTTTTATCCGTGTTTTGCAGACATAAACTGCTCAAACAAGTTACCTTGTGAATTATCTGCTGGTTTTTCATCTTTAATTTTTTGGCGATCTTTAAAACTGAAGCCAAAATGTTTTGATAATTCATCCAGTTCTCGAAGCATTTTTTCGCGAATGGTTACATATCCCGATACGTTTGTAGCACCGCCTTTAAATGTTTGAATTAGTCCACCGTGAAAACCCTGTTCTGCAATGTGTTTTTCGGCCTGTATATAATAATCTACAGATTTTGAAAGCCTATGTAAGTGAATTAAATCAGGCTTTGTCAGTTTTTTTGAATCAATAAGCTGCTGGCCAAAAAAATTGTACCAATATTTCTGATCTGTATTCAATTTGAACTTTGCCAATGGAGCCGGAAGTTTTTTTAAAATTTCGTACAAATTTTCATTTACTGAAATAATTTGTCCGTCTCCTTTAATAATTTTTAAATCTGCTTTTTTCATAACTAATTTAATTTTAACAATTTGCACCCCCCTACCTAAAATAACACTTCGAGTAAAATTCTAAC